ATTTTATAAAGCTCTTGACCTTGCTTCTCAGTGGATGAAAGTTGTTTTGAATGGACGCAAATTACGTCTTATTGCTATTGAGAATTTGTTTGACACTGTTAATAAGGCTGCATCGACTGGGTGGCCTGTAAAGATTAGGTGTCAAATTAAAGGGGATTTTATTCAAAAGTACCCCTGGTCAATTGAGCTTTTTCTTAAGCTTCTTGAGCAAGGTTACAATCCTACAGTTTGTTTTGATGAGTTAGGAAAAGAGGAACTGCGTGATGTTGAACGTCTTTTGATGGGTAAAATTCGTAGTTTCAATTCAGGAGGCATTCATATGTATGCCGCAGAAAGAAGGGTCTTTGGACAATTGTGTGATATTTTTAATGATCGACCCTTCTTTGTTACTCATTCAACTCTTGGATGGTCTCCATTTTATGGGAACTGGAATGAACTTGTTAATTATATGAGGTCCAAGAGAACTGGGGTCTATTCTAATATAGACTTTACTAAATGGGATTCACGTTTTCAACCACTTGTTTTTGATGGAATTTTATCTCTTGTTTTGGAGAATTACCATCCTGAAGATTTTGAATTGGCTGGTGTATATTGCCAGTGGTGGTATGAAAATTGCGTAGCTTCTGCTCTTTGTATTCTTCCTGTTAATGAAACCACTGCAGTAATTGTTGTTGTTTTTCGTGGAATGAAGAGTGGTTTGCTTGTTACTTTCTTATTTAATTGTATTGGGAATACAGTTCGTCACTTTTATTGTATTTGTGAATGGATGTTTGACGTGAGTTATGAAAGTTATTTGAAACAAAACACCCATATGGCTTGTGGTGATGATTTTACGTTTTCCACCCTTTTGCCTGGGTTTACTATGGAAGAATACTGTGCTAGATCTGCTGATTTATGTTGGTGTGTTGAGGAGTATATTTGCTCGGAACCTGTTGTTGGTAAGATGAAATTTATTTTTGCAGGTTGTGAAACCAATTGGATTGGTTTTTTAGCCACACCACATATTGATCTTGATAGATTTATCTTTAATGTAGCCATTATTAAGAAAGGTATGAGTTTACCTCAGTATCTTCAAAAGTTGGACAATCTTGTTCGTATTTCAATTATTTCTGATGTTGAGATTGTTCTTAGAGTTATGGCTTATCGTGATTGGAACGTTGAAACCTTTTATATGGTAGATGGTGTGCTTGATGTTGCACAAGGTTTCTGTGATGTTCTCACAGCTATTCATATGCACGATTATGTTTATGAGGCGGATTCCTTGATTACTGTAGAACCTCATAAAATGAGTGATCATTTTATTAATGAAGCTGTATGTGAAACGCAGTTTAAGTATCACGGTAATTATTGTGGACCTGGTTGGAGTGACGGAAGTTATCAATCAAGTGTTGAAGGAACCTCTAAACCTATAGATAATTTAGATAGATTGTGTAAAGAACACGACTCAGCTTACGCTAGAGGGGAAGATTTGTCTGAAGCAGATTACAAGTTAGCTAAAGAAGCTTGGAAAGAAGATAAATTATTGTCATCAGCTGTTTATTTGCAGTATTTGTATAGAGAAATGACAAAAATTAAGAATGGAAAAAAGAAAGCGACAGCTGGACAAGTGCGACAACTTGGTAAGCAAATTGCAGCTACAGCGAGAGCTGTTAAACGTGATGAGAAACTCCATGCCAATGGAAGAATGGTATCAAGGAGACTTGGACGACGTTCGTTTCCAAGACGTCGTAGAGCAGTACAAGCTGGCATTCCGGCAATGCTCGGAAGTAATAAAGCAGGACGTATTCAAAGAACTCGAGGCTCTGTCAATGGGAAAGC